GCCTCCGCGATCGCCGCCGAACCCCCGGCCATCAACGGCGCGAGATCCGCGCCGCTCCTCCCGAAAAGCTCGACCGCCGCCGCCGCCTGCGCCGCCGGATTCGGTATCCGACCGATCGCGTCCGCGATCTGCCCAAACGCCTGCACCCGGTCCATCGACGCGAGCTGCCCCGCGTCCAGGCCCAGGCGCTTAAAGACGCCGTCCGTCTCGGTCCCCTTCAACTTCGCCTGCGCCAGGTTGACGCCCAGCTTCGTCAGCGACTTGTCCAAGACCTCGTTGCTCACCCCCGCGAGCGCCCCGGCGTGCTGGAGTCCGATCAGATTCTCCGTCGAAGCCCCCAATTTGTCCGAGAGCTTCCCCGTCGCATCGATCGCCTCCGCCGAGGCCGCGCGCAAGTCGTTCAAGCCCTTGACCGCCGCTCCCACACCTAGCGCCGCAAGGCCCACCTTCACGCCCGTCGCCAGCTTCGACGCGAAATCCGAGACCTTCGCGCCGGCATCGCCCAGGCCCTTGTTCAGGCCGCCCATGCCGACCGACATCCCGATCGCGATCGTCCCGACCCGTACCTCAGCGCCCATTCGCTCCCAATCCCAGCATCACGTCCATCATTTGCTTGACCGTCTGGCGCGGCTTCCGCCGGACCAGCGGCATGAACTCCTCCGGCTTGACCGCGCGGCGCTTGCCCCTGTGCAAGTTCGCGTTCGACGCCGCCACGACGCCCGTCTGAAGCCAGCTATTCGGCAGCGGCTCGACGCGCTCCCGCGCCAGCCAATACGTCAGCTCCGCCGAGTCCATCGATTCCCCGAGCTCCGCCAGCGTCCGCCCCAGCGCGATCGCCAGCCGCCCCGCCCAGATCAGGAGGGGCTCGCCTCTGATTTTTTTTCGGCGGCGTCCGTGTCCTCGGGCCGCATCCGGTTGTGTTCGAGCACCAGCCGCCCAATCGCCTCGATCGGCGCGGGGTTGTGCTCGTTCAGCCGATCCACGTCGTCGTCGGAAAAGATCCGCGTGCCGTCCGCGTTCCCCGCCCCGATCGCTGCGAGATCCGCATATGGGATGACGCCGTTGTGAATTCGGCCGTGCAGCCAAAAGCGCTCGCCCGCCGAGATCGTCCGGATCCAAATCTCCTCGTCCCAAACCGGCACGCGCACTGGCCCGCGCAGCGGCCGATCCTGCTTAGCTAAAAGCGTTTCCCGCAAGCCCATCACTGGCTCCTCAATGCCTCGATCAACTGCCCGCCGTGCGCGTGATCGCGCCGTCGATCCGGATCGTCAGGTCCCACTCATGATTCGTCTCGTCCTCGGCGTCGTTCGAATCAGCCTCCGTGACGAAGCCCTGAAACACGTCCTTCGCCTTGGTCGACATTCCGTCCACGTATTCGACCTTCCAATACTTCACGGCGGGCGTCGCCAAGAGTGCCGCGATCGTCTGATGCCCCGCCAGGTTAGGATCGCGCTGCAGCGTGAACGTCACCTCGCCGGCCTCCGGAATTTTGCCCGGCCGGAATCGCTTCATCGTGTCCGAGAGAACCGTCTTCTCGACTTCCGGCACCTTGCCGCCCGGCGGCTTGATGCGGATCACCTGCGCGATCGCCGTCCACGCGCTGCCGTCGTCGCTGATCGACAGGGCTGTCCCTTCATTCGGAATTGTCGCCATGGCCGCTTACCCGTCCTTTGCTTTGAGCTGCTTGACCGCCTCGAAAATCAGGTCTCCCAATAACCGCTCCGCCGTCCTGGCGGCCTCCTCCCGCTCGCTCTCGAACGCCGCGCGCATGAAGTGCCGCCCCGGCATCCGGATCGTCCCGTACTCCACGAACGCCGCGTAAAACGTCTGCCCCTGGTAGTCCCCCTCGCCGATCTGCACGTTCAACCCGAAGCCCCGCTTGCTGCGCTTCGCCGCCCGCACCTTCACGCTCTCCCGCGTCAGCCCCGTGTCGACCGGGACGAGTTCCTTCACCTTCGCCGCCACCCCCTTGAGCGCCGGCCGCATCGCCTTGCGGATCACGCGCTTCGCCACCGCCTTGGGCAACAACTTGAACGCGCGCTTGATCTGCGCCGCGCCCACCGGCGTGATATACAGTCCCCGCCCGGCGCGGCCCGTCGACGCCGTCACCTACGCCGGCCCCGTGATCGAGACCCGGTGCTTGATCCGGTAATCCGCCGCCGTGTGATAAACGCGCCGATCGGTCCCATCGTCGAGATCCTCGTCGAGATCCACCTCATCGATCTGGTGCGACCGCACGATCTCGATACCGAGCACCGTCCCCACGCGGCCGACGTCCCAAACGCGCTCGACCGCCCGCTTCAGCCGCGTCGCCTCGGCCTTCGACAGCGCCCAGCAGTCGAACTGGATCCGCGCGTCCGCCATCCCGTTCGGCCCGCCCAACCAATGCCCGCGCGGGTTCGAGATCACCTTGATCGAGAGCGCCGGCAGCGCATCCGTCTGCGGCCGCGCCGTGCCCGGCCGAATCCGATTGCCGACGATCGACGTGATCCAGGCCGACGCCCGCGACCGCGCGATCACCGCCTCCCGAATGTCATAAGTCGCCGGCGCGGGCGCGGCGGGCCAGGACGCCCAGCGCACGACGCCCAATGGCGCGACGTTCATTCCTCAGTCGCCCGCGTCCGCCAGCGCCGCGACGTTCGCGAGATGGTCGCCCTCGCTGACGGTCGCGCCGAGAAGCAAATTCTCGATCTGCTGGAGCGTCCCCAGCAGGTTCGCAACCGACTGCCGCGAAAATCGAAACCCGTCGAGATCCCCCGCCGCCGACTCCGTCAAATAGGCCGGCGTGCTCGCCGCCGCCCAGTCGATCGCCTGCTTCGCATTGAACTCGATGAGATCCCGCGCGTCGCGATGCAGCGCCTTGAGCCGCGCCGCGACCGTTTTCGCCCGCGCCGCCACGGGCTTGCAGTCCTCGTCATAGGTCAGGCCCACGTGATGCCTCCCGCCTCCGAATTAGCTAGTTCAGAACCTCGATCATCACCATCTGCGCCGTGATCGTCGTCGTCGTCTGGGTGGGCGTCACCGTGATGTCCATCGTCGCCGCCGAGGTCGTGTCCACCGTCGCGTCCGATGGTTGGTTCGTCCCGCTCATCGTGTTGCCGAAGCGCGTCACCGTCGCTGTCGCCGTGATCGTCCCGCTCGCGCCCGTCGCGCGGCAGGTCAGGAAAAACTCGATCAGGAATCCGTTATCCGTCGCGCTATTCGTCAGCGCCACGGCCGACGTGTTGAATACCGTCGTCCCGCCGAGCTTGAATTTCCAGGTCCAGTTGCCGCCGCTCGCCCCGGTGGAGAACTTGCCGAGGATCGAAACCTTGAGCGACTTGCCCTGCGTCCAAAAATTGGCCGGAAATTGATTCGAGAGATCCGCCAGTCCGCCGATCGCCGTCGATAGGACCGTCGTCTCCGACGTCGTCGAGGATACGACGCCGTCCGCGATCTGAGTGTAGATTGCGCCGCACAGGGTTTGCTTCACGCCCGCGACGTACGCGCTGATTGTCTTGCGCGTCGAGTCCGCCCAAAGCTGGCCAGCCGTCGGACTCCCCGGCGCTGCGCCGACCGTCAGGATGATCGACTGCGCCGTCACCGCCTTGCCGGTCGAATCGAAGGTGAACGTCGAGTCGCCCGCCAGCGCGCCGGATGCGTTGTATTGGACCTGCGTCGCCGACCCGCCGGCGCTCGCCGAGACGGACGCCCACGTCTGATCCCCGCGCAGAAACGTCGAGCCATTGGCCGTGCCCGAGCCCAGCCGCGCCGTCGCGATCGTGCCGCTCGTGATGTCCGACGCCGCGTGCGAATGCGAAAACGCGGCGACATCCGTCCCAATCACCAAGCCCAAGGTCGTTCGCGCCGCCGCCGCGTTTGCATCGTCCACCAACGTCCGGCCGAACGAACTGAAGTCCGCCGTGCTCGCCGTGCCGCTCCCCGTGAAATACGGCACCTTGTCCGCCGCCGAGGTGAGTCCCGCGATCGCCGCGAGCTCCGCGTCGTAGGCTTGGACGTCCGTCCCAATCACCAGGCCCAAGGTCGTGCGCGCCGCCGCCGCGTTCGCGTCGTCGATAAGGCTCCGCCCGAAAGCCGAAAGCACCCCCGTGTCGATCGCCCAATCCGTCCCCGCGCCCGTCACCACGATATCGCCGTAATCGCCGTCCGTGACGCCCCCGCCCCCGCCGCCCGACGCCGTCATCGTCGTGCCCGTGATCGTGAGCCCCGAGCCCACCGTCAGATACGCATAGGCGCCCGCGCTGTCGTCCCAAAACACAATCCGATCCGCGTTGGGATCCGCGCCAGGAGAATCGATCTTGGTCGCGATCGCCGTCGCCAAGTCGGCGAAATACTCGGACGCCGGCGTGCACGCGACGACGTCGCCCGCGACCAAATTCTGGTCCGTGCCCCAAGTCACCGTGCCCAAGGTCAGCACATTGCCGCTCCGCGACGTCACCTCCGCCACGAACAGCGGCGTCAAGAGATCCGCCTCGTCGAAGGCCGTAAGCAAAATCTTCGACGACGCGCTCGGCGTGCCGAAGGCCGCGCCGTCCGGCACCGTGAGCGTCCCCGAACCCGCCGTGTAGGCCGAGGTCAGCGTCTGCCGCAGATTGTTCTTTGCGTAGTATGTCGCGTTCGCCATTGCTCAATTCGTTGTTTCGACTGCCAAGATCAGCAGCTCGCTCGCGTCCGCGTCCG